CCCCCCCCTACGCTATGCTAAAATTAGAAAAATGAAAAGGTGAGGAAAAAGTCAAAAAAAAAGAGCGCTCTTTCTGGCTTTAAAAAGCCAGTCGCTCTCTTTTTTTATGACTTTTTCCCTCTATCATTCCTTACTAAGCATCATAAATATCTCCCCGAACACAGTAGGCAAAAATCGCATAACGGACATTTCGCGGAAGTAGACTCGCTAACGCTCCCTTACTTCGCGAGAATGTGCGTTATGCGACATTTGCCTCTAATTAACGATTTGTTTTCGCTACCGTAAGGACCTAAACGTGCATCAAAAAACCGCCTCTATCACACGCACGCTTTCCTAAACGTGCATACTGGAGGCGGTCGAATTCGAAGATATAAAAATAAAAAAATGTTCGTGCAAGTATCGGCTGGGAATTAAATATTTCTATAAAAAACTTTCGTGCTCCAGCCTCTTTGTTCGCCACAACGTGGCCAGTGAGTACAGGGGCGACGCTCGCTATCGGCTACGCCTTAGCTCGCCATTCAGGCTCCGAGGTGCGCGGATTACTATTTGCTGTCGCCCACTCTAACTTTCTACCTTTTTCAACCTTTGAATAAAACACCTTGCTGGACGTTTAACCCATATTTGTCAGTCGCCTTTTGGAATATAGCGACAAGGTCTTTATCACTACCCGATTCTCCATTTAATAATTGATATCGCATTTTTACTAATTTTTCGAGGTCTGAAATATCTATATTATAAGTATTAGCATCAAATTTTTTCTTTAATTTTGAATATGCCAAATCAAGCAATTCAACTGTTTTTCTAATATGTACTGACTGACAAGTTATTTCTTCAAGCGTGTCATTCTTTATTATCTCAATAACCATCTCATTTTTAAAAGCATTAAAAGATTTGAAGTGTCGCGATAAACCTGCGGTGCTAATTTCGATACCGTGATTTTCGCGCGTAACCTCAACTACTCGGTCCAATGTTTTACCGCTTTTTTTGTAGTCGTGTATTTCTTTCAAAAAACCAGAATTGCATATAGAGCATCGGGAAGAACAGATTTTTTTGAAATTTGCCAATTCTTTTGGTAAATCATGGCTTACGCAAGTTTGCTTTTTTTCTTCGGTTTGCTTTTTTTCTTCCGTCATAATTTTGTTATCCACACCTTAGATAGTTAATTAAGTATAGTAAGTATAGTTATTTAGATAGATAGTCTTAAGTAAGTTAGTTATAACTAACTATAGAGTACGGAATTTTTTGGCGATTGTCAAGGGGTGGATAAATCGGCACTTTTATGCACAGCTTTTTCCACACGAACAAACTGCGAACAAATCGCATTTGGCCAAAACAAAAACCCAGTATATTATAAATATTATCTGGGTTTTTTGTCAATTATTTATTAACCGGGTGGGTATTGATTTGTGTTATTGTTTGCACGTGGTGCTTTAGTGTTCCAAGAGATTGCTTGCATTTCAGAGAGCATACACTGATAACCGTCGGCTTTATCTCTGTAAAGCTTACATTGTGGAGTGCAAAAGACTGGTGCGTCCTTAGCGCTCATTAAAGGACAAATTTTTTCTTCTGGCATGAGATTGTTTTTTTAAACTTATTTATTAAACTCTTTTTTCGTTTTAGTGATAATATCCAACCATGATCATGACTGGTTGCCCAACTTTGAGCGTGTATTGATTTCTTCATTTTTTTTGATGTAGTACCCACTTACCATATTTTTCGTGCCACACGTACATTTTATTGTCATCACCTAACCCATATATCCAGTAGTAGCCTTTGCCATTTGGCTGTGGTACTGTTACGATTTTTATTATCTTCATCATTCTCGTAATAATTAGGCTTTTTTAGCAGCAGCTAATAGGTCAGTGCGCGTTAATTCTATTTTAACACTATCACCGTAATCATAAAAGCTTGTGACAGTATAGTCTATACCTGCACGAAAATCATACTGTACACGGCTAACTGTCATTTGCTTAAAAAAACACTTTTTCATTTTCTTCCTACTTTTAGGAGTTAATGAATTTAGATCTAAATATAATTTTTTGGGATATTTCATTTAATATTAATTAGGATTGATAATACGCTAACCTTTTTACGAAGTAACTCACAGATTATTTGCTCAGCACGCACGACCTTACGCACATCACATTTACATTTTTTTGCAATCTGACTTTGAGTTTTTCTTGCGGGACTTTTTTCGGTTTGCAAGATACGATTTAGCAGAATTGTATTTACAATTTCTGCGTTGTTTATTTTCTCTAACTTTTTTCCCATAAAATTAAAAATTATTAGAACAATTAAAACAGTTGTTCTTGTACTGCTTGTTTTATTAAATTAAATTCACAAAATAAATCAAAAGAAATTGGCTCTACTCGTGGCCAGCCCTTCGATTGGCAATTTCTAGCTACCATATAACAGTATCGCCAATAGGACGGCCTACACTGCATCCTGTGGTAGTTTTTTAGTGCATTACCAGTTACTTTGTATATTCCTAATTTATTAGTTAATTTCATTTATTTTTTTTAAATTCAAATACAGCGACTGTTTTATTTTCTTCGTTAATTACCTCTGTTTTATGTATTGTAAGTAGACCTCCAAGTGTCCAATCACAACCTCGTTTTTTATCCCATCTTCCAATACAGCTAAAGAAAAATCTTTCTTCTGGATTTTTTACTTTATTGTCAATAAAATCTTGCAATGTTTGTGTTTCCCCACATTGTGCACAAACAAATTTCCATTTTTTCATATCAGTACCGTATAATTTTTCTCCTTCTTTTTTCCAATCTTGTAATGTTAACTTTTTCATAATTTTGTATAATTATTTACTTATAATTTAAGTATAACATATAGGTAACCGTTGTCAATGTGGATAAGTCACTGGTCTAGTTACCGCCAAAAAGATGGCCATAGAAATAGGTTACCGATAAAATAGATCTAATTTAAGTTACCGATGTCTTCAGCAGAGAATAGTACCAGGGCGTAGGTTACCGTTGACCGGTCCAAAATAGGTTACCGTTGTCTGCAGTAGAATATAGTACCAGGGCGTAGGTTACCGATACATCGAAGGGTAAATATTACTATTATTGTCGAATATATATTGACAATTTTAAAGTTATGATCATAAATGCCTGGTCAGGCCTGGCCAGCTGGATCCCCGGACATCGAAGGCTTGATTTTTTACTAATTTTAAACAAAAAAAATACCGAGCAAGGAGGTACTCGGTATTTTTTATTTTTTTGTTTTTATTTTTATTTTTTATCTTCAATTTGTGTTGAAGAAATATTGACAATTTCATCCCTTTTTTTCTGATTTTTCGCGTACAAGTTTGTGCCTGTAAATACCGCTAAAGTAGCCAATGCCAGTTTTGTAAATTCAGATTGTTCAATCCTTGCAAATATAATTAGAATAAAAGTTAATATTATTAGAATGACACAAAATAGAAATTTGCGTCCGCCTAAATCTTTAATTGTTATCATATACCTTTTTCTTTAATGGCTGGTATTCTTAAAATCCAACCGGGCTTTATTAAATTAGGTTTTTTAATTATATCTTGATTAGCATTAAAAATTTCCATAAAATGTCCACCACTTCGCTTACCATAATAATGTTTAGCTAACCCCCACAGAGTATCACCAGCAACGACCGTATGCTTACCAAGCCAACACTTTAAATCTGCGTCCTCTTGTTGTTCAAATAAATTGGTTGATTGTGTCATTTCCTTAAACATAAAAGGCAAAGGATCTATATAGTGACCGTCTACTTGCAAGCCAAAATGTATATGATAACCATTTTTACCCCTCCAAAAGCCAGAACGGCCAGAGAGGCCTAAATTATTGCCTTGCTTGACTTTAGTACCTGTTTTGACGTCAATCTTGCTTAGATGTGCCATAAGGGCTATAACAATACCATTAGAAGCGTCATTAGCCTGTAGATAGATAGCTTTACCATAACCATAAGTACGGTCTGGTGTAATTCGCTGTACTATACCGTCAAATGGGGCTATTACGTCAGTATATTTTGGCAAACCATAATCGACACCTTTATGCGTTGCAGGGTCGCCCTGGTATGTATATTTTTCACCAAATTTCTGTGTTAATGGGTATTTGTCTGGATTTCTAAATGGTAATATAATTTTCATAAATTAACAATTAAATAATAAGAAATATATAAAAAACAATGTACAAAAAACACCATTTTCATAAATTAAGTATAATTATTAAATATAGAATAAATAAAAAAATTGCAAAACCAAAAGCGGCGAAAAAGTAAAAAGAAATTATAAATAATAATCTTAAATATTTCATAGCTTATTTTTTAAAACCTCGACTTCTTTATTTAAATAAAATATTGCTTTTTCTAAATCCTGAATTTCAAGTCTTTGACCAAACATAGTATTAGCGGCCTCTTTCTTGCCTGCACGTATAATATATTTAAGAGCACAGCCTCTATAGAAATTAAAATATTCTAAAAGTTTTAATGTATCAACACCAGGCAATCTATAATATTTTGGATTTTTAACAGGATGATTTAACATATTTTAAATTTTTTTTTTAATAGATTCTTTTATCCAAGTGACATCAGTTTTGACAGTTTCAATAACAGTATAAATTTTATTAATAGGACATTCTGCTTGGATTGATTCTAATTTATTAATACGCTTAGTCTGATTACTATAAATATAAATAATTAAACTAATACATGATCCTGCGAAAAAGCAAGTAACTGCAAGAATTTGAGTTATAGATATTTGAATCATTTTTTTATTTTTTTTCTAAAAAATAATATTATGTACCATGAATAGAAATTAACATCTGATTAGCAGTAAGTACAGCACCTGCGCTATCAGCAGAAACATGTATTTCAATTTCATCACCAGGACTTAAATCAAAAGGACCGGCGCCAGATAATGAACCGACATCACCAAGAGTAGATACTTTTCTAGTTAAAATTAAACGTGTATCAACAACACCATTAACAGCCGGTGAATATCCAACTATAACATTATTAGTATCAGAAATCATAGAAACGGAAACGTGAAGAAAAAAACTAGCAGGTACAATACCATTATATGTCAAAGTACCAGACGCTGACATAGTAAAATTATCTGATTGTACAGTACCATAAGTACCAGCTATTTTATAAAAAGTACCAACAACAGTGCAAGTCGTACCAGCCGATGCAGAAATATAAAAAAACCCTATTGCTCTAGACGCTCTAATAGTTACGTTTCTCATCACTTGAACTAATTGCATGATAGCATTAGTTATATTGTGTAGCGCTTTAATCATTTGAATTTTCAATCCCAGAAGGATTATATAAATAAATTAATTGTAAATCTTCAATACCACTATTTTTAGAATTATCAACCAAACTTATTTGAAATTGTATTGAATGTATTTCAACAGATATAAGTTCTTTAAGAGAAATCACTGTATAAGTAGCATCATCAGTATTGACAGTAGCTAAAGATTCACCATAACCATCCTCATAATTAATATTAGCTGTAATAAATATTAGAGTAGTAGCTAGTAAAGGCCTATGCGTAAGAATTAAATAAGCAGGAATTTGAGAACCTTCAATAATAGGAGTTTCAATAGAACCAGAACCAACATTAATTGGATTAATACGATTATCATGAACAGTAATATTTGCAGAATCAGTATCAGTAGTGTGTATTGTTAATTCGCCAGCAAAACCAACAACAGTATCAATTACATTTGTAGAACCAAAATCTTTAAGAAAATAAATAGAATTATTTTTATTAATTCTAAAAAAATATCTAGCAAAGGTAAAATTTATTGCAGCCGAAAAATATAAAAAATTATCATCAGAATATAATAAATAAGCACTCGTATAAATTCTATCATCAATATAATTAATTTTAATAACGTCACCTTTATTAAATTCATAAACAACTATAGCACCTTTAACAATTGAAATAAAAATTAATCTATCATCAAAATTTAAAAAATTAATAGTATTAAATATCCCAGTGAAAGTATAAAAATAATTAATCTCTGATTCATAAAGCCTAGCTAAATAACTATCTGAATTAAGAGAAGTAACAATAACATACAATTGACCGTCAAGCTCACTAATATCAACAATAGTTTCATTAGTAGCACTTCCATCATAAAAAACAATCCAAGTGATACCATCAATAGTTCTTAGAACAACACCATTTTTATCAACAACATATAGATAACCATCGACACCAACAACATGAGAAACTATATCACCATATGCCCAAGTAATATCAGTAAAAGAATTTGCAAAATCACTACTATAAGAAAGTGTTCTGGTATAAGAGGTAGTTTTTCTTAAAAACAACAACATCTTATCTTTAAAACCAATAAAATATTTAGGATAATTATAATCGCCAGAAAAAGTATATTTCAAAAGATATGTAGCGGCAGTTTCAAATTTTCTATAAATTTTGACAGAATTTTCAGCATCGTTAACTGCAAGAAAATTTGCTTGAGTACGTGAGCCAACACTTGTAGTAAATGTTAGAATAGGCCTAGCATGAGGGGAGGCCTCAAAAGGTTCAGAAATTTCAAAAGCATTTGCATAATCATCAGCAAGTTCAAGACGATTATTGTCTTTATTATTTTGCAATTTATCTGCAATAAGAAATCTACTTGGATTTTTAGGGTCATAAAATTCTTGATTACTTAAACCAGAAAAATCCTTAAAAATAATTTGTTCAAATCGCTTAGGCATTCATTTGAATTATTTTAATCTTCTCAAAATATGTATTTTTAATATCATCCCTTACTTTTCTTAAATCTTCCGTTTTTACATCAGGTAACTTTAATCTATTTGTAACTATACGAGTAATTAAAGTATTATAATATCTATATTGAGCACCAATATAAACCAATTCTAGCATTCTTTCTGGTACATCTGTATCGACAGCAGTTTCTGGCTCTGTAAATCCTTTTTGATAAAAAATTTGTGTCGTTGCTACTGCATCAAAAGCTAATGTAAATTGAATAAGTCCACCAAATTCATACCACCGTCTTTCTCCAATATCGAGTACCGTTTGCAAATCATCAAGACTTTTTAATTTTCGTATTTCTTCACCACCAATAAATACAGAATCTATTTTTACACTATCATCTGGTATATCTAAAGTTAATTCTGTCTCAACAGTACTTTGTGTTTCATCAATTGAATCAACAGAAAACATATTAGAAAGAAAATTTACTGAATCGATTATTGCTTGTTCTACATCTGCTGCAGCATCGTCTAAATAATCATTAACGATAGTTGTAATTTCTACTAAATTTTTCATACTTTTTATGTTATTTTTTATAAATATTATTATCTTTAGACTACAGCCAATGTAGCGGCTAGCTGTAGTGATAAAGAGAACAAGCTATTTTTTCTTTTTGTTCGGAGTGCCGGGATCGAACACAACGACCTCGGGGTCATTGTTGAAAAAATCAACCTCTGCCTTTGTCTTGGCGTAATAATGCTGTCTGTCGACTATTTGAACACGCTTACCAAGCGCATTGGTTGAATAAATACCTTTTCGTATATCACGTCTAACAAAATCAATCGGATTTTTTAATAGGTCGGCAACGTCTAATTTTGCCTGTTTAACTTTTGCATCTTTATCGGCTTGCACTTTATCATCAGCCCTTTTTTTATCAGCTTTTATTTCTAAGTTTTTTTGTGCTGCTTTTTGATCGTCTGTTAATTTGGTTGCCATAATTTTAAAATTATTATAATGTTAATTAAACTTTAGGAGCTAAACCTAGAACGTGTCGTCTAGTATATTGATATATTTTTTTAATCTGATCAAGTGACAAAGCAGTATCATACATTCTCATCATAGCAATTTGACCTTCGTAACTATCATTACTAGAATTTCTACCAATGATTAAATCACTTGTACCGTTATACGATAAATCAGTTTTACTTCGATTACGACCATGAGAGAAAACACCATTTATACTATTTATATGAGCAGTAGCTGGTGTTACGGCATTATCAAGAACAATAACACCCATAGTCCACTCGCCAAAACTCCAGCGTTCAATAATTGTATTATCAAATATTTCAAATTCTTCTTCTTCAGAATCGTCAACAAGAATACAATAAAGACTAAAACGACCAAAACTCTCCCCAGGACCAAGCTTATAATTATTACCCTTATTTATTATAGTCTCAGAACTAAAATCGGCAGGATGTTTAAACCAAAATACAAAACTTAATTGATTTATAAAATTCAAATCAGCTGCATGTGAAACACGAATATAACCACCATTTGTAAAATCTAAAACCGGAAAAAGACCACCGTCAACACGATCAGGATTTTCAATTTTTGTAGCAATGTGACCCTTGCCAGATGCATCAGTAATAATTGTACCAGAGGGTACGCCTGGAAGTAAATCCAAAATTAAATTTTCTCGATAATCTGGTAGAGCTAAAAATGGGTCTTTATATTCCATAAATTTTAAATTAATTATACTGTGCCGTCCCCGTAGCCTTAGCCACAAGAGACGGTCACTATAATCAATTAAATCCAATTTTTAAATAAGATTTATTTATTATGTTCAGGCAATTCCGTACATACGAGTTCCGCCACCGTTGGAAACACGCATTGTAAACTCACCAAGCACCTGTGTGCCGATTTGTTTACCGTTCCTTTTATGCCAAAGAGGATAAGAAGCAAATGAGCCACTTTCACCTTTTGTGCCACCGTCCAATGGACCGTAACCAATTCTATTGTAATCGAGAATTAAAGCCTCGGTTGAACGTACATCTTTATCAACGTGTAATTCAATTTCATAACCTAAAATTACAAGTACGTTAATTTCTGTACCACCACGTTTATCAGATACTTTTGTTCTCACAGCACCTTGATAAAGTTGCTCAATATCACCGATAGTAGTTGGTGAGCCATGTATTGCAGATGGGAAAAGACCGGCATCAACATGAGAAATAACAGCAGTATAAAGATTTGCGATTGTTAAAGCACCATTTACATTTGATGTATTTGTAATAAATTCACGAAGTCCACCCATTGTGGCAATTTTATTAGTAGCATCAAGATTTTTGATACCCTCAATAAGGGATTTATTAAGTGATTTTAACATTTCCTTAGTTTTTTTAATTACTTGGAAATCTAATTCATCACCGTTCGCCATTTTAGAACGTCCAATTGTACCAGTAACCTCGGCTACATCTTCAAAAATTTGAGTATAATTTAAACCCTCTGTTTGTGATGTATGGTCTGCATCAAGTGGGTCAGCATTTTCGATTTGTGCATTACCAATAATTGTTAATTCATGTGCACTTGCATGATCTAAAACTGTAGCAGTTGTAGAACCATGACCACGAGCATAAAGGTCAATTGTTTGTGCAGCTACGTCAATAGCACTAACCAAGAAAACCTCATCAGTAACAGCGGCAAGTAGAACATCACCAATACGCAATTTTTTTACTTCTACTGTTGCTACTGGTAAATCAGTAATATCGTTAGTAGTATCCCAATCGGCACCGTCGCCAGAAGCTTGGACGCTAATCACTTCTGCTCTAGATGCGTCATCAAGCCATTCGTGTTTTTGAGCGGTTACTTTTTTACCAAAAGCTTTAACTATGCTTGGCAAAAAATTTACGAATGATAGATATTTCATATCATCATCCTTAAGCATAAGAATGTCGATGACACCGCTTAAATCCTCGCGCTCTCTTCGGTTATATGTGTCAATATCGCCCATTACGATAACACCAGCATAATAACCTAGATCTAAATCAAGTACTTTTGTAACAACCATTACAAATGCGACTGAAATAAATCTTATAAAATTTTTCTTGTTCATATTTTTTAATCTTTCAAACTATCCTTTGTACGCTCGAGTTTTAAAACATCAACTGCGGAATTTTCACCATTTTTTGTTTTATCTTCTTTGATATCGTTAATAGCCTTATCCACGTCAGCCTCGCTAGAATAATCAGCGGGCTTGAAATGTTGACTGTCACCGTAAAGTTTTTTATTAATTTCACGTTGACGGTCTACTATTTTTTCGATTTCTTCTGTTTTTTTTCCTTGCAATAATTCTGGTAAAATATCAGGGTATTGCTCTTTGAGTGTTTTTGTTTCTTGCGCGGTGTTCATTATTTCAATAGTTGAAGCAAGTCCTTCAATCGTTTTGCTCATTTCTGACATCTGTTTCTCAGTATCAGATTTTTTATCATCTGATTTTGCTTTTATTTCTTTCAAGGTTTCTTCAACTTTTTTCAAATCAACATCCTTTTGAGAGATAGTTTTTTGTAATTTTTTAAAATCCTCGGGTTTAATAAATAGCTTTCCGCTTGACTTCTCAAACAGTTTACCGAAATCCTCGGGACTGATTGAATCAGGCAGGGCTTTGTCGTCTAGGGCAAATAGCTTTCTAAACAACGCTAGTAATTTTTTATCCATCTTAATTAGATATATTAATTATTAATGTAATCACTTATTAATTCTTTTATTTCCGCACACGTGTCAATGACACCAGTTTCAACACCGCAACCAAATGAATTGCATCCTAATTTTCTGTAAACTTCTAAATCATTTTTTGCCTTTTCTTCTTTTTCGTTTAGCTCGTTTATTAATGCATTAAACATCTTTGTTTTTTGGTAAATTATTAACAGATTTTTCTACTGGTTTGACATCATTAAATAATTTCATTTCTGCCAAAATTTCGTTTAGTTTTTCCTCAGCATTTTCAACACCGCGCAATTCATCAATCGCATCACGATGACTAATTAAATTATTCTCAATCATTTTTGCATATTGCTCTATCCTGTCAGAATTGTCCTGTGCTAGAAATGGTTGATAAACTGGATCAGTATTATATTTGTCTGTTTTGAATTTATAACTTAAAATCGCAGTATTCATTTCTCTAAAAGCTTTATCCCAAGCAATGCGCATAAAACCGATTAAATCCATCATATCCGAAAACTGAATACTTAATGATTTACCTGATGTATTTGTTTTAAGCGCGCCAGATGAATGTACTATACCATTTTTATTAGTTATTCTTTTTTCAATCAAATTAAGCCAATTAATTATTTCAGAACCTTCACCTAATTCAAGATATTTCATATCATCACCTTTACCAAGTCGAGTTTTCTTTTTTCGACCTCGTTCGATTTTTGAAACATCAGCCATATCAGTAGTAATTAAAATATGCGGTTCGGTATTTTCTTCAATACGTTTATCGAAATTAGAGGCAGTCCTGTTATACACCCTATCGAGTTCAGACAATAAATGTATTTTAGAAATTCCCTCATGTGAATGTGGACGTGGATTATTTGGTATCCAATAGGCAGGAATAAAATTAAAAGGATTTTTTTCGCTAGTTCTTTTATCAGTAGCCTCATTTATTATTATATGATTTGCTAAATCCCAATAATTAGTAATATATTTACCGTCACCAAGATATTCTTGAAAAGCAAATTGGACCATTTTACCACCAGCCCAACCAAGATAACATTTAGTAGGGTCTATTGAAAAAATTGAAGCACGTTTTGTTATAGGGTCTTGTGGATAGTAAAAAACAGAGGCACCACCACATAGAAAATTTATACTTTGTTCACTGAGTATATCAGCAAGCGCATACTCATAATAAATATCAAGAATTTCTGACTCATATTTTTGTTGTTTTGAGCTATCACTTTCACGTACTTTTACACCAACCTCCATAACTCCTGTGTGTGGATTTCGTGGGAAAAGTCTAGCCTTATATCGCTCAAGATATTCTTGAGAAAAATTAAAAACTAAAGCACTATCATGTTCATCATCTTTTAAATTCAATTCTGCATTAGTCCATTGATTTGATTCAAGAGCAAATCTCATTAAAGAATTAAAATCATTAGCACGTTTTTCAGTAGTAGTTTTTGCAAATTTCAAAAAATTATCAACTACATCTTTAGGCTTTGTTGATTTACTATCCAAACTATTGTGCCTTATTTTTTCTTGCTTGTTTTTGATGAAGAAATTAAACATATATCTTTGAGCGATTTATTATCGAGTTTTAAAAAATAAGCTAATATTGTAATCCAAACAGCAAAGGGTAAAAATCGAGGACGTGGTTTTAATAAATAACTAATATCTTTTCTAGCGCGCTTTATAAATTTTTGAGCAATACGTTTACGGTCTTTAGTTGATATTTTTTTGTTATTCATAGAGTTATCCACACAATAGCATTTTTTTAATTATCCGTCTACAGTACCATATTTTTTTAATACTATTGGTATTTTTGAGCAAGCAACAGCAAGGGCCATAATATTATCAGTATCTAAATTTGTATCAACTCGTTGATACGTAGTCATTTCATCAGCTAATTCTATTATATATGGTGATTGCAATATACCAGCATCAATTATTGCTTGTAAATGATCAAGAATAACATCCTTATTGCCACCACGAAAATCAACAGGCCTAGCAATGTCCATGCACATTTCCCAAAGAGTATCACCAACACCAGTACTATCCATTAAAACGTCAGAATTACTTTCATAGTGGGCATTTCTTATTTCACTTTCAATAGAACTATTTGCTTTTTTATTAGGGTTTTTTTCGTTAAAATTTTCACGTCCTTTTTCAGTCCAAGGTAATTGAAAAGCCCAACGCTTTGTTATGACATAGGGTTTTTTCTTTTGTTTGATTCTATAGCCTACTGTTTGGTCTGATATACTACCACGTCTACCACGTGCTAAATCCCAACCCTCAATATATTTTATACCAGTATCAATGCCATCCTCAAGCTCTAGGTTTGTATTAAATAATTTATCTACTCTTGAAGCAAACATCATCTCGGCAGTATCAATAAACTTACCCTTGATGATTTGATTAATTTTATTGTCACTCCAAGACGAGCATAGATAGTCAAACAACTTATGGTCAGTATAAGGATTTTCATAACTCGTACCACCACGAACATAACCGCCTTTTCTTTTTATATCATTCTTAACACGATAGTACGCATTACGACCTTTAGGTGTAGCATAGAAATCAAGCTGGCTATCCTTCCATTTTCTTAAACGAGGTAGTAGTATTTTCTCACGTATAAAATCTAAATGACGTTCGAGTGCTATTTCATCAGCAGATATATAACCATATTCCTTACCCTCAATACTTTCACCTTTTCTTTTAGTTGTTTTAAATTCAGTACAAGAACCATTATTATATCTAATCTGTGCATAGGGATGTTTAACGACAGCCTTGTCTAAATTACAAAACCAATCGCCAAGGATATGACTATTTTTAATCATACCTTGAATACGCTCCAATACTAATTCAGATAGCTCCTGTGTGATAGCTACATTGAGAGTTTTATAATTCTCACCGTCTAAGTAGTGTTGCAATATAAAGCGCAAATGTTTCTTTGCAATAACATCAGTCTTACCCCAACCATTGCCAGGATGTAACAAGTTCTCACGATGTATAGATTTTTCTAGCCATTCCTTTTGACCATCGTGTGATTTATAATTCAAAACCAAATCATCAAAGGCAGACCAATCATTCCTTTCTTGAATTTGTTTGAGTGAGAAGATTATAATATTAAATATTGATTCATTCATAAAATATATAATAGCACAACAAACAACAATCTGACAGGCTCGCTACGCTCGCCCTTAATATATAAACGGTTGCACTAACATCAACACTTAAAATTGCTCCGTAATCGCTCCGCTAGCCTTTTCTTCCGCTACGCTACAGAAAAGACAGACTACGCTCATACTGCGCTATTTTTCAAATTTCAAATAAGTATAAAAAATAGGAAGCTCGTAATACTCGCAAGCAAGAGAAAATGAAAAGGTGTCGCTCCGCTCTTTACTTCAAAGATACTTACGTTCTAATATTCAAATCAATTTTTAATAAACGTGAACAAAATAAACTGATTGACTTAAGTCAATCAGTTTATTTAGATCACTTAAATTGATGTGAAGTAATATTCAACTAATATAAAAATGATGTCGTCAAAAATATTCCGTTATTTTGTGAGGAAAGTTCCGTTACACTTCACTAACCTCACAAAATAACTCCATATTTTCAACTCCAATATAAAGTAAACCTAAAAAGAAATCGCTGCGCTACGGGGGTGAGATATTTTTGAGTGACCATGTCTATTATTGAAGAAAGGTTACATTCGTCACTCAAAAATATCCCCCCCCCTACGCTATGCTAAAATTAGAAAAATGAAAAGGTGAGGAAAAAGTCAAAAAAAAAGAGCGCTCTTTCTGGCTTTAAAAAGCCAGTCGCTCTCTTTTTTTATGACTTTTTCCCTCTATC